ATGCACAACACCAGGAGCGATCTTGCCGCGATTATTTCCGTGGCGCTGGGCAGGATTCCGCACAAAGATTTGGCGGCGCTGACCGACAGGAGCTACGACCGCCGCAAGGAACTGCAACTCGAACTGGCCGAGTATATCGAGGAAAGCCTTCTTCCCCATTTCGAGGTCAGACGCCGGCCGATGATGCATGGCGGACCGCCAATGAGCGGCCAGGCCAAAGCGGTCCCAGACGAGCTGAAGGACTTCCGGCCAAAGGGCTGGCGCGGCCGGCTTTGACGGCTCTATTAGAAGCCTCTTGACGACACGCCGGCGCGCGCCAGACTCGTCGGCATGGCGAGAGGCATCAACATCGGCGACGAGGTCGCGATCATGGCGACGGTGCGCCGGCGCGTGACTGAAGACCGAATAAGCCTCTCGATTCCGTCCTACGGCTTCCCGTACTCCGTCCGCGACAGCAAGTCGAAGGTAAAGAAGGGCGACAGTTGGGAACTCGTCGGCGACGTCACCCACATCGACGGCAGCCGGGTGACGGTGAATGTCGGCTTGCCGGTAACGGTCGACGTCGACAAGCTTCGCCTGGTGAGCGCGTACAAGCCGCCGATCGACGAGCCGACCTGACAGCACAGTGGCAAAGGAGGCAGGCATGGCCAATTGGAACCGCGACTATTTTACCGGACGCTTCGTCCCCGGCGGGGTCGAATTCAGCAGGCATCGCAAGAACGATGCAGATACGACGAGCTCCGAAAAGCAAAAAGGCCCGCTGCCAAGCAGCGAGCCTGTTGCACCCTCGAAGGAGGATGATCAGCCAATCGGGGTGAAGTCGACGTAAAACGTGTCGCCCTGCTTGTATTTGCCGATCAGCGCCGGATTGGCGACCGTCAGCTTCAGCTCGCCGGACGGCGAGAACTTGGCGTAGCTGTTGTCCTCGTCGCTGCCGTCGGACGGATACGGGCCATCCTTGGCGACGGCGCAAAACTGCAGCGTTTCCTGGCTTGGGTCGCCTTCGGCCGGATAGGGCGTGACGGCGGTGATGCGCATCTTGGCGCGCATTCTGGTCATTGGACTGTCCTTTCGTGGAGATTGCCCGGATCCGCCGGGCGCGGATGGTTACGGCGGCGGCTTGCCGGTCAGGTAGGTGTAGGCGCCGATCAGCCAGCCGGCGGCAGTCACCACGCCGATGCCGATCCGGATCAGCCAGCGGCCGAGCGTGCCGGCGCCCTGCGCCTGGCTGCGCAGCGTCACGACGTCGTCGGTGACAGACTGGATGGCCTCAGTCTTGTTCTTGACGGAAGAGACGTCCGCCTCGAGATGCGTGGTGCGCATGACGACTTCATCGAGCCGTCTGTGAATGCTGGCCCGGCTCTCGTCGGCCCGCTCAAGCCGATCCTCGATCGCCTCGAGCTTCCCCAATAGGATACCGAGCGTGCGCTCGACGCTGGTTGCCGACATTTTCCCGCCCTTTCGAATGCACTGCTATTTCCAGCAGCCGCGGCGCTGGCCGTTGCGGTCGTTGCCGATCGCGCGTTCGTATGCGGCGCGGTCGGCGCCGATCAGCGCCACCGTTCCGGCCGGGCTAAGGCTGTTTTTCTGGAAGCCCGCGCAGCTGCTCGCAGGCGTCGACTGGCATGCCGTTGCCGCGAAGGCCAGCAACACACAGATCATAGTCAGACATGGTCCGAAGCTTCGCATCGTCGCCTTTCCTTTCCATTTCGGCTTTGCGATCGGCGGCGGCCATCTCGGCGACGCGGCGGTCGTAGCCGGCGCGGTCGCCCTTGTGATGGCCCCAGAGATAGGCGCCAGGCACGGCCGCGACGAGCGCGACGAGGCCGATCACCCTTGCCTTGCTGAACAACTCCTCGAGGAGCGCGGTGACGAGTTCCGGCATCAGCGTCGCGCCCCGGTCTGGAACGCTTCGATGCTCTTCCTCTCGCCGTGGCGCGCGACGAGGAAGAGCCCGCCGGCGACGACGGCGATCGCCAGCATCCAGACCCAGCCCGGTACGTCGCCGGCGGCGTCCTTGACCGGCTGGATGTAGCCGCTGGCAGCGCCGAGATTGCCGATCACGCCGTCGAAGAAGCTGCCGGCCAGCGCAAAGATGCCGGTGAAGAACGCGCCGATCTTCGTCAGCCAGCTGGTCCTGGCTTCCGGCACCTTGTCACGCACCACATCCGGCGGCGCGTTGGCGCGCTCGGGCGCGATGGCGCGAGGCTTCGCCTTCTGCAGCGCGAGCAACAGATCGTCGTCGATGTCCTCGCCGGCCGGCAGGGCGTTGTCGGCGCGGAAGGCGCGGATGGCCGTCGCCGTCATCGTGCCGAGCTTGCCGTCGACGCCGCCGACCTCGGTATAGCCGAGATCCTTGAGTTGCTGCTGCACGCGCTCGATCGTCGCCTTGTCGAGCGAAGCCGGCGCATCGGCCGGCGCCGGCGCAGGATCCGGCACGGCGGCGGCGGAAGCCGAGGCCTTCACCTTATCGAGCATCGCCTCGACGCGCTCCGGCGCAACCAGGGCGCCATTGACGCCGTCGCCGGCATAGTAGGACTGGCCGCGCTTCAATTGCCGATGCGCGCCCTTGCAAGGCGCCAGGACAGGGAAGGAAGCCCATTCCTGCGCCAGCCGCTTGCCGAACTCGGTCCGGCTGATCTTGCCGGCCATGAACGCCTCATAGCCGCGGCGCTTCAGCAGCTGATAGGCGAGCCTGTCCTGAAAGTCCGCCGAGAACAGCTCGGCGCCGGACAGTTTCATTTCCGCAACCAGGCCAAGGAGGGTATCGCGCATGAACTGCGGGGCGCCGGCGGCCGACGAGGCCGCGCCGGAAATCTTCCAGTTGGCCTTCACCCACGCCTTGCTCGCCCAGTTCTTCTGGGCGGCGATGACCTGGTTGAGCGTCATTGCGGTGAGCGGCCTGGTCAGATAGCTCTGGCGATTGCCGAAGATGGTGACATAGCAGGCAGGAATCGGATTGCCGGCGTCAGTTTCATAGATGAAGGCAAGCAGCATCGCCGCGCCCGAGGGTACGGTTTTGTCCATGATAAACCTCTTCAGTTTGCTGGATTGTTGCTAAGTGTTGGCCGTGACACTATTGTCCACGCACTTTCGGCCGCCGGATTATTTTAGGACATGCTTAGGTACAGATTGATTGATATTTGCCGGGGCTTGGCCGCGTTCTCGGTCCTGACCTGGCACTACCAGCATTTCTTCTATCCGACGGCCGGCGCCGGTTTCAGTGCTCAAAGCCGACCCACGCAGCCGTTCTATGACGTGCTGTGGCCGCTCTATGAACACGGGGCCGCGGCGGTCAGTTTCTTCTGGGTTCTCAGCGGGTTCGTGTTTGCCGCCGTTTACTTGGGGCGGCCTGTCAACGCGCGCGCTTTTCTTGTCCACCGGGTCGCGCGCCTATATCCGCTTCACCTGGTGACGCTGCTTCTAGTCGCCGCGCTTCAATGGTTCTCGTGGCAGACCGTAGGCCATTTTCAGATCTATCCCCTGAACGATGCCTATCATTTCGGGCTCAACCTCCTGATGATGCAATGGTGGGGCTTCCAGAGCGGGTTTTCGTTCAACGCGCCCACCTGGTCGATCTCCGTGGAGGTGGTTATTTATGGACTGTTCCTCGTCAGCCTTTTCGGGATCAACAAAGCACCGACACTTGGAGCCTTTCTCTGCGCCGCCGCCGCCATCCTGGTGGTTGCGAGTGGTGTCGCGAGCCCATTTGCCACATGCGCGACGTTCTTCTTTTCCGGGGTCGTGAGCTACGCAATTTTGAGGCGTTCGGCCGGTGGTGCCGCCGCAACCGCAGTTCTGCTGATCATCGTCTCCATCGTGTCGACGTGGTTCCGGGAGGAGGGTCAGTCACCCTATGACGAGGCGGCACTGTTCTCCGGCATCATTCTGTTAGCAGGCGCCTCGGACACGATCTTTCCGATCCGGACAGCGCGCCTAGACTGGTTTGGCGACGCCACTTACGGAACATACCTGCTGCACATTCCCATTCAGATTGCAGCTCTCACGGCCTTCCAATTAGTGGGATTGCCCACGGCCGACATCGCCGTCCAGCCGTGGTTTTTCCTTGCCTTCATCGCCGTTGTCTTTATTGCCGCGATTGTCGTCTTTCGGACGGTCGAAAGGCCGGCGCAAAACTGGGTGAAGGCGAAGCTGGGCGGTCAATTCGGCTCGTACGGCGCGAATATCACGTCCGGGTCGCCGCCGATCGACGCCAGTAACGCCAAGGCCGTCGGATCGTTTGCGAAGATGTCCATCCGCGTGTTCCACCGCTCCTGAGTGTAGAGGTCGGCGGCATCAATTGCGACCTTGGCGGCCTCAAGCAATCCCGCCGCCTGCAGCCGATCGACAATGACCCGTTTCGGTACAAGTGGCGGCGGTCGTTTTTCGACCGGCAGACCGGCAGGAAATCTCTCGCGCAGGATGTTCCAGAGGTCATCTTCATCAAGCGCCGGACCAACGCCGGCGTTTTCAGGCAAGTCGGACGCGTCGATGAAGGCGGCGAGGCGGCTTGAGTAGTAGCGTGACCGATCCGCACCAACGAACCAGTACCAATCCGAGGGGAATTTTTGAAGGTTGATCATGTGTATTGGCCCCCGCTGCCTGCCGCCCCTGCACTGGAGCCGGGGAAATAGGTAGCGCTCCCGGTCCCGCTGTATACGACGCCATTGAGCGTCACATTGTATCGTGCACCTTTTGAAATACCACCGAATGTGTCACCATTTGCCAAAATCGTCCCAACTCGACTTGCATTTGCAAAAGGCATCGTCGGCAAACCAACAATGGTTATGGTCTTAGACTGTGCTCGAATCTGACCACCATCGGTGGCGTTTAGATGCGCTCCAGGCGCCCCGCCAGAAATCATATAGTCCTCTGTGGCCTGGGCGAAGCCACCGGCACCAATACCCACATGAACGGAGCCAACTGCCTTGAAATTGATGTTGCCGAAGAACACCGTTCCGCTGTTAGCGTAGATCGCATAGGCACCGGCAGCGGGGGCCGACATCGTAAGGTATTCGCATTTGTATTTGGCAAAGAAGCCATCGAACCCGTTGAAACAGGCGCTGATTGTCGATCCAGCAACTGCGGTCAACGTAGTTGAGAATAGGTCCAGGTTCTTGCCGCGAATATAAACGATGCCTGATCCTACGGTGTTCTTCGGAATTGCACCCGCATACACGCCGCTGTCCACGAGGATCACAACGTCGTAAATCGAGAGATCGAGAGCAACTGCCGTATCAATCGCCTTCTGGACTGTCAGGAATGCACCGGTCTGCGAATAGGTCAGACCGTCATTGTTGTCGGATCCTGTCCTAGCAGCAATGGTGCCCGCTGTGGAGCCGGTCGTAATGATGGCGGCGCCACCGCTCGTCGCCGAGAACTGGAACGTGTTGGCGGTCAGCCCTGCAGCCAATACATAGTATTCCTGCCCCTCCGTCACGCCGGTGGGCAACGTGCCCGTCTCGGAGAGATAGTGCGTGCCGAACTGCACGATCGTGTGTGTGCCCGAGCCGGCCGACGTGGTGTTGATGGCCGCGCCTTCCGGCGTTGCCGCGACCGTGTAGGTATTCGCGTCAAGCACCGTCTTGATGAAGTATGTGGTTCCGACGGCAAGGCCGGTCGGCAGCGCGCCGGTCGTTGCAAACCGGATTGCGTCGCCGACAGCGCGGCCGTGGCCGGTCTCGGTAACGACGCCAGGCGAGGCCTGCGAGATCGTCACAGTCGGGGCGCTGGTATTGATGGCCGCGCCACCAGGCGTCGCCGAAAACTGGAAGCTGGCGCCAGACAACCCGGTTGCGATCACATAGTAGGTCGTTCCCGCCGTCACGCCCTTCGGCAAGGCGCCGGTGCTCTGAAATACGATCGGCTGTCCCGCGGCGAAGGTGTTCGCCATCGTCACCACTGCCGGCGATGCGACGCTGATCGTTGCCGTCTTTGTTTTTGGCAGGATGGTGAATGCCACTCGGCTGTCCGCCACAAGACCGTGACCATTCTTGGTCACCACGGCGGGATTTGCGATCGAGATCGCTACGGCGCCGAGATTGTAGCCAACATAATAGGTGCGCGCTGCAGTCAGCACCTCCCGACCCGCTGCCCACTGCGCAGCACCATCAACACTGCTGGCCTTCGTGAGGAATTGACCCTTTGTTCCACCCAGCGGCAGGCCATAGCCGCCGACGCCGAGACCGGGCGTGCCAGCGTCGCCTTTCTCTCCCTGCACGTCGAACGGCCCCTGCCATGCGGTGCCGCTCCAGCGGTAGAAGGCCAGATCGAAACCCGGCTCGGCATAGAGGAAAATGAATCCCTTGTCCGAGGTTCCTAGCGTGATCGCGTCGCGGTCGGCGATCGTGCCGTCGGCGTCTGGGTGAATGCCGGCAAGGCCGAGCTGCTGCAGCACCCTCGACATCTTGTCGTAGAGATCGACGACGTTGGCCGCATCCGAATTGTCCCGCTGGATGGCATAGGCGGCGCCCGCCGCCGTCGCGCCAGGCCATGGATAGGCCAGCGTCAGCGACGTGTCGCTGTCGACCGACACAATCGGGATGGACAGGCCGGCGCAGGAGAACGAGCCGCCGGTGACGAGCGCGACGGCCCATGCGGTGCCGCTGCCTGTCACCACGGCGTCGCCGTTCGTCACGGAGACCGTGCCGGTCGAATAGATCGAGGTCATGGATTTTCCCTAAAGGCTCTGAGGGATGCCGAAGATGTAGTAGCGGAGGCCGAGGGCGTTCGTCTGGTGGTTGGAGCCGTCCCAGGTTTGGGCGAAATGCGCGCCGTCGCTCTGATAAGAAATCGGGTTTGCGCCGGCCATGTAGAAATCGACGGCGCTTTCGTCGTCATGGACCATGGCCCACGAGCTGTCGCCGCTCGATCGGCCAGTCCACGTCCCGCCGGCATCGGTGAAGACCCTGTGATAGCTGTTCCTCACCGAGACGACTGTTGTGTTGGATGGAAAGACGATCGTCTGCTTTACGAACAGCTTCAGTTTCGGCGACGGATTGTTGACGCTGATCGTCGCCATCCGCTCGCCCTTGAAACGGTCGCTGCCGCTAATCACGGTCGGGAAATCCGCGCTCCAGCTTAAAAAGCCCTGCGCGAGAATCGGAACATAGGCGAGACGCGTGTCGACGATGATGTCGTTGAGGTTCGGGGCGAGGTCGGACGACCCTGGCCGCTTGATCTGGACGAAATCACGCGTACCGTCATTGCCCTTGTAGAGAACTTTCTTGCCGCCCGTGGTCGGCACATCCTCGCTGTCGGCGTAGATGACGTAGCGGATCGTTATCGCCGTGGCCTTCAGATTGGTGATGGTGACCTTCTGGTTGGCGACGTCGACGAAGTAGGTGAACTGCAGCGACTTGTCGGAGGCGATGCTGTCGAAATAGGGCGGATTCCAGAAGTTCGCGTCGGTCTGCCGCCTGATCATGAAATCCATATAGGTGTATGGCGTGAGCGGCAGCGGGCAGGCTATGTCGGCGGTGCCGGACGCAGCCACGTTGATGTCGCCGGCCGCCATGATCTTCGCCGGGATATTGTCCTCGTGGAAGATGTAGTGCAGCGGATCGGCGTCGCTGACATCGCGGCCCGGGAGCGCCAAGCGAGCCGTCGTCGGGTTGAGCAACAGAACTTGCTGGCCGCTCACGGGCGATGCGGAATAATCCGGCAGCGCGTCGTCGCGCGCGGGCAGCCGGAACACGGTCGTGAGATAGTCGAACGTCGTGTTCGGCGTCGCCGTCTTCGTGGTGATCATGTACGACTCACGAGATCCGTTTGAGCCGTATAGGTTCGAGTTCACATAGGCGAATGCGATGCTGACGTATCCAGCCCGGCTCTCGACAAAGCCGAGCGATGACACGAACTGCGAATAATCGACGACCGCGCCCGTAAACGTGTTGCTGGCAAGACTTGGGTCTATCCGCCGCCACTCATAGATCGGCAGATAGCCAAAGTCCCACCACTCCTTGTGCATGTATTTTTCTTGGGTGCCGGTGCCGGACGTTGACCACCTTATGAGCGCCTTGGCCGTCGTCGCGATGTTTGATGAGTTGTACGGACTTCCCCAGCCATAGGTCGTGAAGAACCAGTAATTGCCGTTCCAGCCGCCCGTCCGATAGGCGCTGTCATAGCTGTTCTGGACAATGTCGTAGACATAGCTGAGCTTGGTGCCGTTGAGGCTGTCGAACTGGAACTTGCCGACACTCGACGCCGGCTCGTTGACCAGGTCCGTCGCATTGTCGAAGGCGATGCGCAGCGCAGGCACATCGCCCGCCGTCAGGCCAAAGCCAAGCTTAGACATCAAGGCACCGCGATCGAGAAGAATTTGTTGTTGAGGTCGAGCTTCATCGCCCCGTCGATGCTCTGAAGGACGCCTGCGAGCACGGTGCCGATGTTGGCGACGAGCAGTTTCAGCTCGCCACCCTCGAAGGTGAGCGGCGCGCCGCTGTCGGTGCCGTCGGTCACCACGAACTTGCTGGCATTGACGATGAAGTTCGAGAAGGGCGCCGCCGGATTGCCACCGGTGAAGCCGGCTTCCATCACCCAGCCGGCATCGACCCAGGCAGAGCCGGTCGTGGCGCGGACCTGTGCGACCATCCGGGCGACAACATCGCCAGCCCCCGCCACAGCTTTTATTTGGAATAAGCCATCCGCGGATATCAGGCCAACGCTGTCCTCCAGACCATCAATGTCGCTATTGATAGTCCCGATGGAGGCTTGGACCTCGGTCAGTGCCGATGCCTGCGCGACGAGCTCGCCATTGATCTCCGTGATCGAGGCGTCGATCTCGGTCAGCGCCGAAGCCGTCGCGTTCTGGAAGCGCACGGCGACCGATTGATCCTCGACCTGCCGTCCTGCGGCTTCCAGCGCCGCCGCGGCGAGCTGCGCGAGCCTGTCGCGAGCTTCCTGCAAACCCGCTGACAGGCTCTTCAGGAAGTTGATCACGTCTTCCTGCTGCTGCGCCAGGCCGACTGAAACGTCGAAGACATCCTCCGGCGTCGAGACCTCGACCCAATCGGTGAAGAACGTCGCGCGCGGCGGCGAGGTGATGATGCGGTGGCGGTAAAGGAAGGTCTTCGATGGCAAGATGCCTTCGGTGACCGTCAGCACCTGCAGCGGTTGTTCGGCCCGCTTGACGATACTGTCGACATAGCCGCTCTGGACGCCGGATTGCGCGCCCGACGTCGCGATCGCATCGCCGTCCGGCGTCAGCGAGGCGGTGAACTGCGCCGGGCTGACCACGGTCTTGACATAGAGCGGCGTGTCGGCGGGCAGGCCGGTCGGCAGGGCGCCGGTCGTGGCGAGATAGAAGATGTCGCCGGCGGCAAGGCCATGGTTCGGCCAGGTGATGACGGCAGGATCCGCGATCGAAACGGTGACCAGCGCCGCTTCCGGCCGGTACTCGACGTCGACCGCGGTAACTGTGACATCCTCGAAGGCGTCCCATGAGAAGCGGATCGCCGCCTTGCGGTCGGTCGTATCCGCGACCTTGAGCTGAACGCCGACCGCCTTGAAATTGGCAGCCGCCACGGCATAGTCGGGCTCGCCCGGCAACACGGGATCGGTCGGGATCGTGGTGTAGGCCGTGCCGTCGAAGATGCCGTCGCCGACCTCCTGCAGGGTCAGGTAGATGTTGCGCGCGGCCTTGTCGCCCAACGGCCCGAGCCGCTTTTCGACGATCTGGAAAGAGCGCAGGCCGAACTCCGCCGAATCCCACGCGACCCAGCGGCCGGGCTTCGCCTCTGCGAGATATTTCGGATGGATGCAGATTTCGCCATTGGCCTGGTAGCGGCTCGCCTTGAAGGCGATGTCGGCCAGGCGGTCGGCCACGGCCGAGCGGTTGACCGCGCCATAGGGCACCGAGACGGCCAGCCGCTCGCCATCCTCGGCGAGCGCCACCGGGTCGATGCGCACCGCGAACGGCGTCTGCTCATAGAATTTGTCCGGCTCGAGATAGGTGCCGGCCAGCGTGTTGATCAGCTCCGACTTGGTGCGCTTGACCGAGAAGCGGAACGGCTCGTCGACCATGATGTCGTCGTCGGTGAAGGTGAACGCGATCGACTGTGCGGCGCCGGCGATCGGATATTCGCCGGTCGCGTCATCGACCCATGTCGCGGCGCAGGCTTCCAGCAGTGGCTGGATGTTCTGGTCATGCGTGACGCCGGATCCTGCCGCGGCGACGACGCCGGCCGCATAGCGGGCGCCGGTGACGCCGACCGACTCGTCGCAGATATTGGCGGCGAGCGTCCATTCGGCGATCGGCAGCCGGGCCGCCGACACGCCCTTGCCGACCATCATTTCGGTGCCGTTGAAGAAGCCGCGCTCCAGCGCGTACTGCATCAAAACGGGGTTTTCGCTGAATTCCCATGTCGCCTGGTCGTTCCAGCGATGCGGTCCGCTGCCGCCGATCGAGCTGTCCTTGCGCCAGTCATAGAGCGGCGCGCCCTCGATCTCGAAGAAGGCGACCCAGGGCGAGGTCAGGTGCTCGCGGTTCAGCTTGTTGGTGACGACGGCATAGGCGATGCCGGCACCGCGATGGTTCACGGTCCAGCGCCCCGCAGGATTGGCCCTGGCGATCAGTCCGGCGTCCGCCGTCTGGGTCATCGTGCCCTTGTAGAGCTTCACCCAAATCTCGGAATCGATGTCCTGGATGCGAAAGCCCCTGGTGGCGTCCTCGACGCCGCCAAGCGTCTTCCACTCGCCCTTGTAGCGCACGCGCGTGATGCCGTTGATGCGGAAGTGCGAGAGGATATAGACGTCCTGCACGGTCCGGTTGCCCGAGCCGTAGGCGTTGCGGTAATCGAGCTGCCCGGCCGTGCCGACCTTGCCGAGCGCAACCGTGCGCGCCAGATCCTCGCCATAGGTCGTGTCGAGTTGCGAGGCCTGCGCCTGCGCCTTCTGCTGGTTGCCGAGAACCGCGCCGAGCGCATATTTGGCCGCCAGCCCGAGGCCGAAGCGGGCGAGGCCCGACAGGATGGTCGAGCCGCCGAACCAGCTTGCAACGCCGCTGATGGCCGAGGTGACCGCCGCGAAGATCGGGACGAGGAAGGACATCGGTCAGCCGACCTTGAACGCCGTCTTGATCGCGGTTTGCGGCAGCAGGATCCTGCCGGTTTCGGTGCGGACGAGGAAGCCGCGGTCGCAGATGAAGCCGCAGCAGAGCTGCCCGCCGCTCTCGACCACGCCGACATCGCCGCGCATGGCCAGCAGCCGGCCGACTTCCGGCAGGCCGAAGAAGGTGCCAAGCACGTCCTCGACGCTTTCGCAGCCTTCCTTGCGCATCAGGCGGGCGGCGCCGGCCTCGCTTTTGTAGCGGCCCCGCCAGGGCTTCATGATGTCGACGCCGGTGACGGCCTCGATGCCGGCGGCGGCCGTCATCAGGCAGTCGGACTGGCCCCATATGCCAGGCTCGACGCCGATCGATGAAACAAGGCGCGCAAGGCGGCGGTCCCAGTCGGGAAGCCGGACGAGTTGAAGCATGATGCGGCTCAATCGAATTTGATGTCGAAGACTTCGTGCTTCACCGTGCTGGCGTACTGGAAGAAATCGTCGCCAGGTGAGACGAGCTGCTGATCTTCGTGGCTGGCTGTGCGATAGCCGTCGCGGTGATTGGCGATGGCGCCGGAGCGCACGTTGGCGATCAGCTTCTTCTCGCCGTTCTCGCGCGAATGGTCGATCGTGTCGATGAAGCCATACGGCCCCGGCTCGGCATGCAGGAATGAACGATCGTCCGGATCGAAATAGAAATCAAAACCGGTGATCGGCGCATCCTTGTAGCCTTCCTGCTCGATCAGCAGCAGCTTGTCCGGCGTCAGGCCGGAATCGCGCTTGGCGACAAGCTCCACCGTGAAGGTGGAAGCCGCCGTGCCGAGCCCATAGACCGGCTCGGAAACGGTGATGAGCGTGTTCGGCCAATAGACCAGGCCATCGACGGTGATGTCGCCCTTGCCGTTCCAGAAGCCGTAGGTGCCCGTCGTGCAGGCGATCTTGATGCCGGAGCGGATCACCGCGCGGCCTTCGCTCAGCACCTCCTGCAGGCGTGTCGGGAAGCTCATTTCGGGATTTCCACCAGGGTGAAGGTCGCGACCGGCTTCGGCTCGTCGGGAACGGAGAACGAGCCGGGCAAAAGCCGCATGTTGGCGACAGGGTTCCTGAAGGCGATGACGGCGCCGGCCGCGATGTAGCTCGGCACGGCCGGCTCGACCGTGACGGTGATGGCGTTGCCGGCGGCGACGCCGCCCGACTGGATGCGGAACAGGGAATTGTAATCGCCTGTCGTTGCCGAGATCAGGTCGCCCAGCCCGAGCGTCAGCCCGTTGTCGACGCTGTTGATGGCAAGCTGGTTGCCGGTGATCGACACCAGGTTGCCGGCATTGGCCAGCGCGGCGTTGCCGGCATCGCCCCAATAGGCGCGCGGCACGCACATATGCTTCGGCGTGTAGAGCACCGTCGTCAGGCCGCCGCGGCAGGCATCCTTGAAAGCCTCGACGAGAAGCCGCTCGGAAGCCTTGAGTGGTTTCGTGCGCATCTGGATCGACCAATAGGCGTCGGCATATTCGACGAACGCCATGGCCCTGGTGCCCGAGCGCGACACGGACACGGATTCCACCAGTTGCGGAAAGGCATGCTGGAAGCCGACGGCAGGAAGCGCGATCGCCATCAGGACACACTCATTCCCAGCGTCTTGGCCTGGCGCAGCGCCTTCAGCGTGCGCGGCAGGAATTCCTTGTCGAGGAACTTGCGGAGCTGGCCGATCATGGCGTCGGGATCCTCGCCCGATCCGCCGCTGACCTGCGGCGCGAACACAAGGCTGACCTGCGAGGCGCTGGCGCCGCCGCCGGCGTTCTGCACGGTCGGCACCGACGGCAGGATGGTGCCGGACTGGTTCGGCACGAAGAGTTCCGGCCGCTTCTCGCCGACGATATAGGGCTTGCCGGCCTGCACCGGGCCGCCATTCGCGCGCAGGCCGAGCGCCGAGATGATGCCCGGATCGCTGCCGCCGCCGAGCCCGAGGATGCCGAGCAGGCTGCCGAAGATGCCGCCGCCGCTGCCGGCGGCGCTGTTGGCCTGCAGGATGGCGTCGATCAGATCGTTTTCGATCTTGTCGATGATCTTGTCGAGCGCATTGAGTGCGATGTTGCCGAGATCCTGCCAGTCGAGCTTGCCGTCGTCTAGGGCGCTGCGCAGGTCGCCAAGGGCGCCCTGAAGAACGTCGCGCTGCAGCGCCTGCTGCTCGCGCGCCTGGCGCAGCTGCTCGGCCTGCTTGGCGTAGGCGTCGGCCACCTGGTTGATGGCGGCGACCTGGTCGGGCGAAAGCCTGATCGAATCGAGATCGGTCTGGCCCTTGCGGATCGCCTCTTCGCGCAACTGCTTCAGCGCCTGCTGTTCGAGGTCGAGCGCGATTTTGCGGCGCTGCTGTTCCTCGAAGGAGAGGCCGAGCATCGAGGCTTCCTGTTCGAGCGCCGCCGTGCGGTCGCGGATGGACTGGATGTCTTCGTTGATCCGATCGTCGGCGGTGAGGCGCTGACCCCGGGCGCCGCCACGACGCGCAAGCCGCTCCTGCTCGAGCTGATATTGCGACTTGGTCGCATTGGCGCGATCTGTCTGGACCTGGTTCGCATCCTGAAAGCCGCCGCCGCCACTGAATACGGGCGGGATGGTGCCGAGCGGCGAAAGCACGCTGTTCTTGATCTGCTCGTCGAAGGTGAAGTTCTTCGCCGCCCCGCTTGCTGTGGCGATAGCGCCGGCGAGACGAGCAAACGCCGCGGCAAGCCCGTCCGCCGCGGGAATGCCGGTGTTCTGCAGGATGTCGGCCAGGATGTCGTGAACGCGCTGGGCATCTTCGGCGGTGGCGGTCTGATCCTTGATCTTCCCGTCAAGCTCGCTGAAGGCGGACTGCAGCCGGCCTACCTGTTCCTCCTGGCCGCCCATGGTGGAAAGATCGGCGATCAGTTGCACGATGTCGGCGCGCAGATCGTTGACCTGTGTGCGTGTGTCCTCGAAGGCGCCTTCCTTGCCGATCTGGGTGGCTTCGCTGATCGCCTTCTGATCGGCCAGTTTCTGCCGCTCTTCGGCGTAGGCTTTCAGCGCCGGCAACGCATCGCCCCATTTGGCGGCTACCTGCTGGATCAGGTTTGCTTCCTTTTGCAGCTGCTCTGCCGATTTCTCGCCGTCCGAAAGCAAGCTGGCGAAATACTGGACCGCGGCGCCGCCAGCCGCGATGATGGCGATGGTTGCGATACTGACCGGATTGACCAGCGACGTGAACGCGCCGAGCAGACCTTTGACAGCTCCCTTGGCGCCGGCATCGCCTAGCGCCTGGTTGATCTGCGAACCCTGCTGGATGGCGATCAGGAAAGGCGATTGCCCGCCGGCGAGCTGGACGCCGATATCGTTCAATTGCGCGGCCAGATTGCTGGTCTGGAGCCTGAAATTCTGAGCCGACTTGGCGGCGCGGTCGAGGCCGGGGGTGCCGCGCGTGCCGATACGCGCAAGCGCGTTCTCAGCCCGCGTGCCGGCCGCCTCTATGCCGGCGAAATTCTCATTCGCCGCCGCACGAGACTTGGCCAAGGCCTTGTCAAGCGCGTCGAACTTCGCTTCAAAGATCGCGAGCAGACGCTCGGCTTCGATCGCCATGGGGGAGCAGCCTTTTGGACAACCTGTTGAAAGGATTGATCGCGGTGACCTGCATCGCGATCCTGGCGGCCGTCGGTTGGTACTTCACGGTGCAGTGGATCGCTTATAACCAGGCGGCGGAAGCGCGTTCCAATATCCGCGCTGCAGTGACCGCAAACCTGGACGCCGCCGTTTTGCCGGAATGTTCTTCTGCCTATCTTCAAGGGCATGGATGACGGTTCGATCAAATCGAGATTCGACGTGCCGCCTGAGGAGCGGCTGAAGGCCATGATCTGCGTCGAACGTATTCCCTTGTACGACTTCGAGAAATCCGAGGCGAACCGGCTTTCGTTCGCCTCGTTCATCGCCGGCTAATGCAGGCCTCTCGCCCTGGCATAGGCGAGTTCGAATTCATCGACGGTCGGCGGTGCCGGCGGCGTGTTTTCCGATGCATGCGCCACGTTCCAGGCCTTGACGATCGCGGTCCACTGCCCGAGAGACAGCGCGCCTACGTCTGGAATGCCCATCAGGACGGCGTTGCCGTGGATGGCGCCGAAGTCGAGCCGCTTGACTTCGGCGCCTTCTGTTCCCCCGGCGCATCTTCCTCCAGCGACGGCGCGTGAACACGTTCCATCGCCGCGCGCAGGATGACCTCGCCGAGCGCAACGCTCTCGGCGAGCGGTCGCTCGTCGACGTAGCGCTTGACCAGCAGCCGCGCCTCGACCGGCTTCATGCCGCCGCCCATCAGCCCGAGCCGGATGGTCTCGGAATAGTGCTTCAGCCGCGCGAAGGGCAACTGCGCGCTCATGGCGGCGTAGAGCAGGAAGACCGACATATCGACGGTCGCTTCCAACTCTTCGATCTCGGCGAGACCTAGGCGGAAGGTGTGCGAACCTCCCGCCCAATCCAGATCGATTGCGGCGTGCCGGTTCGTCACGGATTGGCCGTCCAGGTGACGGCGCCGTCCGACACGATGGTGACGTTGGAGGTGGCGACATCCTTGTTGCTGTCGCCAGTCACTTCGAACTGGGTGAGCTTGAACGCGCCCTCCCAGTAGCCAGTAGGCGTGACGTTGAAGCGGATGTTCTTGGCGATATCGCCATTGAACCAGGTCCACCACTTGCCGAGTGAGGCGGTGTAGAGCATGCCCGCGCCGGAGATCGTCGCCTGTAGGCCATCCTTGGTGACAGCCTTCCAGGCTGGATCATCCGGATTGTCGCAATCCGGCATGATCGTCTCGTTGGTTTCCGACGTGAACTGGATACCGCGCTTGGTATTGATCAGGCAATCATGGTCGAAGTTTTCGGGTGAAGCGCCGTCGCCAAGCTGGACGAGCAGCTTAGACCCGGTGACTTTCGGGACAGCGGTCATGGTGGTTCTCCTGGTGAAGTTGCGCCCGTCCGGGCCGGGTTATGCCGGGTCTATCAAGGCCCGGAAGGAAACGACGGCGTGTTCGGTCAGGCCGTCCGGGTCGCGGAAAAACCGCGTCGTCTCATGCTTCATCGACACGAGAGAGAAGCCGGCGATCGACGCGATGGCCTCCACGGCCGTCACGACCTGCGCGGCGAGCGTCTTGACCTCGATCTTCGAGCCGCTTTCCGGCCGCGACCAGCAATGAACGTCCGGGAACACCTGCCAGCCGTCCTGGCAGGTGTTGGAATCGTCAATCACCTGCTCGTCGCCGATCGTGATGCGCGGAAACGGATTGCTCTCCGGCACCTGGTCGAAGACGTTGGCCCCCGCGAAGGTCGCGCCGTTCAGCGCGGCGAAGAGCGCCTTCTGCACTTCCGCGCCGATCATTTGCTGAAGGCCTTCCTTGCGCCGTTGCGGATCGACCGCGACAGGCGCGACTTGGCGCGCTGGCGCGACAGACGATAGGCCGGGAAGAAGAACGGACGCGCCGAGGCCCCGGGATGATGCACCTCTTCCACCGCGGTGCCGTTGAAGCCGAGCACGCCGCCCGGCCGCTTCGGCTTGATCGTGTGCGCCGCCGTGCCGAACTCGACCAGCGATGCATACCAGGCGGTCGCGTTGCCGGCGTGCACGGTCACGGATAGACCGGCTTCACCCTTGGCGGCGCGGGCATTGCCGCCGGATGTGTCGACGCCGCGCACGTTCGCATTGTCCGGCTGGAACGCGCCGAAACTGTAGCTGATGCTGTTCTTCAGCGCGCCGGTGTCGACAGGCGCAAAGCGCTTCGCCAGGTCGACCATCTCTTCGGCCGAGGTTTCAAGCGCGGCGCGAACCTCGTCGCGCAGCGCCTGCGGCAGCGCTGCGATCTGCGCCAGGAACTTTTCCTTGCCCTTGATCTTCACGCCGCAACTCCCTTCTGGCACAGGAAGTCGATGAACTGCCGGTCGAGGCCGGGCGTGATGTCGCGGATGTTGAAGACATCGCCAGTGCGCTTGTCCCGGATCCGCCAGTCGGTCGTGACACCGCGCGTCAGCGACGAGGAGCGCACACGGATCACCTGCGGGTGCTGACCTTCGAGGCGGGCCGCCTGGACGCTCTCGCCGCCGCGCAGATGCAGGTAAGCGGCGCGGCATGCGAACTGCTCGGTGAAAGCCGTCGTGGTGCCGCCGCCGCCGTCCGACGCCGTGCCTTTCCTGTCGAAGGCGACACTGTAGAAAAGCTCACCGGCCGTCGGCTTGCGCATCGCTATCCTCGACGAAGGGAGCATCCTTGCGCGGCTTCCGCCCGGCCACCGCCTTGCCGGCGCCGATCGCCTTGTCAGCGCACTCACGGGTGACGTTCAACACCATGCCGGCCTTGTAAGCCGTGGTGCTCCGGCCGCCGAAAGCGGTCGGAGAGAAATCGAAGTCAGCCGTGAAGCGGACCCAGGCCATCAGTTCGAAACGCCGGTGTACTGGTAATCGAGCGCGAGCACCGAAGCGGACTTGGCCAGGCCGACCAGCTGCACGTATTCCCCGGCGCCGATGTCGGCGACCGGGCAGATGCCGCCGGGCGTATCCGACAGATAATAGGCGACGCCAGGCGTCAGCACCGCGCCGATGGTGATGTCGCCGCCCTTCTGGAACTTGACAGGCTGGTCGAGCGCAGCGCCGTTCAACGCCGTGCCGATCGCCTTGCGGGCTTCGGCGGTTGCCGCGTTCGAATCGGCCTTCATCAGCTTCTTCGACGTGCTGTTGAGATAGACCTGCTGGCCGGCCGTGATGGCCTCGCCAGCGGACGCGCTATCGGTGACAGCATTCGAGCCAGCAACAACGCTGGCTGCGGTGATGACAAGGTCGGCCATGGGAGTGGTCTCCGGTTGAGAGGGATGAGCGGCTATAGGCCCGGCTTCTTGAAGGGCCAGATCAGGGCCTCGTAGCCGAGCGGCAGGAAATTCGAGACCGCGTCGACGGTGACTGCCTCGCGGTTCTGGTAGAGATGAGCGACATGCAGAAGGATCGCAGCCTTCAGCGCCGCCGGCACATCTTCCGGCGCGCTGCCGGCGATGTAGGAGACGGACACCGCATCAGGACGGCAATAAACCTGCGGCCAGGTCTCCCCAGGCGCGATCGCAACGTAAGCGCCGACGCTGTCGACAAGCATCCGATAGGTCGGGCCGGGAAGCGTCTGCCCGGCGTTTCCGGTATCCCAATATTCGACGATCAGGCCTTCGCTCTGCGCGCGCCCCTTGACCAGGCGCAGGCACTTGAAGCCGTCGAAGTCCTGCCGCCACGTCTGGGTGACCAAAGCGATATCAAGAACCTTTTCCATGTGCGCAGTGGCCGCATCGAGGAACGCTTCCAGAAGCACGTCGTCATCGTCGAAATCGACGCGGCAATGCAGCTTCACGTCGTCGAGCGAGACGGGCGCGTCTTCCGGATCCTCGATGCGGACAGGTGCGAGCATGATCAGTCGACCACCACGTGCACGGTGCCGGACTTGGCGTTGCCGCCGGCAGCAACGACGATCTTCACGCGATCGTTGCCGAGACCGATCTTGTCCTGCACGGCGGTGCCACCGGCTGCGAATAGCGCCGCAGCGCCCGCCTGCGTATGCGTCGGCGCGCGCGGATAGAAGACGGCCGAAGCATTCACATCGCTTTTGGCGAGGATGCTTTCGCCCGTCGCTTCAGCGGTGACCGTGAAATCGACACCGTCGTCGAAATTGTTCTTCACATACTGGATACTGTGAATCTTGCCGGACAGCCGCGGCGTGTAGGCCGTGGCGCTGCCGTCGGCAGCAGTGGTGATGGCTACCTTGTAGCGACGCATGGTGTTTTCCTCTCGGGGAGTTGCGGCGGCCTTGGGAGAAAGGCGCCTATGCCGACGGAGTTATTTCCGCCGTTTCGCGGCCTTGTTCGCGGGCGCGGCGCCCTCGGCCTTGTTCTTCGGCGCCGGCTCGGCCTTTTCAGCCTTCGCCGGGGCAATCAGTTCCAGCGTCTTGCCCTCGAGGTGGCCAAGCTCGGCCCGGGTACCCTCGCGGATATCGCCTTCCTTGTAGATGCGGTCGCCTTCATGGCCCCGCAGGACTTTCCATTGCAGCTTCTCAGTCATTGCGACCTCCTTCGGTTGATAGAGCGGGCGGCTATGATGCCGCCCGCCTTGATCAGCCGAACTCGCTCGATCAGGCCGCGAGCGCGGTGTCGAAATCGCCGTAGATAAAGGATTCCGGACGATAGACGGCAAGCGCGACGCGCTCTTCGCCAAGGATGGTGATGAGGTTCTTGGTGAAGTCGTCGTTCTCGAAGCCCGCTTCGACACGCGCATCCCAGCGGTCGAAAATCTGGGCACCGAGCTTGAACGCGCCGGTCAGGAACTTGCGGACGGTCATCGACTGCGTCTGCACGACCGGCAGGCCCCACAAGGTGGGCGTGATCGAGCCCTGCGGATTGCCGATGATGTAGCGGCCGATATCGTCCTTCTGCGTCTCGATATAGGTCCAGTCGATGGGGTTGAGGACATGGCCGGTGGCCGGGTACTCAGCCAGTGCCGCCTGCAACATCGCCAGGCGAAGCACGTCGATCATCGTCATGTCCGCCAGGGAGATCGGCGCCGAATAGGCGGTTGCCTGCGGGATGATGCCGTTGAGGTTCTGACCGGTGCCATCACCGTTCAAAATCTGGGACTCTTCCTTATAGGCAAGGCCATAAATCAGACGCTGGTCGATCATGGAACGAAGCTGCGAAATGTCTTCGAGCACCTGGCGCGAGGCCTTCATCCAGTGCGCGATGACCTTCGCCGACGTCGTCATCAGGTCGAGCTTGATGTCCGAAGACGGCTTCGCGGCGCCTTCAGCCACCATGCCGGCGTTGTTGGTGAAGCCGGTTTCCTTGACGTATTCCAACGTGTTGCCGTCCATACGGCCGGTCGAGATCAGGTCGCGGACGGTCAGGCGGCGCTGAGGCAGCGGCAGGATGCCAGGCAGGCGGGTCGGCGCGATGGCATCGCCCACTGCGCCGGCAGTGTCGGTCGTGGCGGAAGTCAGCGTTGCCTTGATGCGCAGATCAGTCTTGCCCTTGCTCGGCGAACTGCCGAGCCAGGACTTGACGCTCTCGGCCTCGACGAACTGCTCGCCGAACGACTTGGCCTTCTGATCGTCCTTGGGGCCTTCACGGGCGATCTTCTGTTCGAGCGTGGTAAGCTGCTCGTTCAGACCATTCATCTTGGTGAGGACCTGGTCCGCTTTTTCCTTGGTGGACTTGGTCAGGTCCTCGCCGGCCTTGGCCTTGCCGAGCGCTTCCTCGGCGATTGCCTTGACGTCGTCGAGCGCCTTCTGGAATTTCTCCTTGACCTCTTTCGCCAGCTTCTCGACATCGACGACGTCGCCGCCGGTTCCGTCGTTGGGCTTGTCGAAGAAGATGCGCGGACCGATGGTCGAGGCGGCAAGGCGGGCGATGCCGCCGGCGCCTACCGCGGCGAATGGCGCGAGGCCGGCCAGAGCGGAAGGATCGACGATACCGAACGCCGCATGCGCGGATCCGGCGGTGAGAATGCCGAGCGCAGCGATGGTCGCTACCGCCAGCATCGTGGCGATGTTCAGTTTCATGGCAATGTCCTTTGAACAGTTGGTGAGTGATCAGCCGCGCAGGAGCGCCTGCAGGAATGCGGCCGGTTCTTTCGCCTTGCTGCCCTCGGACTCGCTCCGAATGGCCTTCGCATAGCCGACAGAGGCGATCTGTACGGCCATGGCTTTGGGGACGCCTGCCTCGCGCAGGATGTCCTCGAAATCTTTGACGGGCATGGGATCGCCGTCGCGCAGCCGGCGGGCGAATTCATCCATGCGCTCGGACTTGACCGCCTCGATCCGTGCGCGGCGGTTCGCCGGGAAGGTGACCGGGCTGATCTCGTACAGGCTCAGCTTCTTCAGCAGGCGCACAGCCTGTTCCTGGTCGGCTTCCTCTTCCTTGTAGCCGATCGACAGGCCGCCTATGGCCTTGTTCTTGGCGAGCGTGTGAACCTCGCGGGCGCGCTGGATGTCGAGCAGGAAACGGCCTTTGCCCCAAAGGCCCTTTGCGTCTTCCGCCAAGTCTTCCCACACGCCGATCGGCTGATAGATGTCGTGGTTCCACAGCATAAGCACATTGCTGCCCTCGCGCTTATGGCGGGCGAGGCTTTCGACGAAGGCGCCCGGCATCACCTTTTCGCCGTAGGAATCGACGTTGCCGAAGATCGAGCCGTAGCCCTCGAACGTGCCGTCATCCGACAGGTCCTTGACCTGCAGGGCGAAATCCTTCGTCTTCATTTCGGACCTCCGATCAGGTTCTGTTGGTCGGCCGGATTGGCGGTGATGGGGATGTTCTGCATCTGCATACGCGGCACGTCCCCGCCCTCGACCTTCGGCATGTTCTCGCGCATGCGGACCTCGTTGATGGTCATGGCGCCGATCGACGTCATGTCCTTGTAGAAGGCCGACCGACCGGCGCTGTCGGCACGCAACAAGCCTTCAAGGTTGAACTCGATCGAGATGCCGTCGGCCCTATCCTGCGGCGTCAGCAACTGCTTTTCGAGCGCCTGTTCGATGCGCTTTAAACGGCGGCGCAGCGTGAACTTCTGCAGGATCAAGCCCTGCTGCTCGACACCGGTCGGCCAACTCGTCGTTTTCGAGGTGTGGCCGATCATGACAGGCGGCACGCCGAAGAAGCGGCAGATTTCCTCGACCGAGAACGCGCGCGATTCGAGCATCTGCGCGTCTTCCGGCTTCAGCGAGAAATTCACCCAGTCGGTGCCGCCTTCAAGGATGATCGGCTTACCGGCATTTTCGGCGCCAATCTTGTCGGCGATCTCTGACCGGGCAATATCCCGCTGGTCCTTGCTTAGCCAAGCGGCAAACTTCAACCCTCCTGACGGGCGCAAACCGTTGGCGAAGGTTTTTCCGGCTGCCTTGTCGGTCGCGCGGGCAAGCGAGAAGGCATGACGGCCGAAATGCAGCGTCGACATGCCGCCGAGCGGGTCGCCGCCCGGGCCGCGGATGTGCAGCATCGTCTGGTCGGTCTCGACATAGGCGCGGCCCTCATAGGACCAGCGATATTCGAGGGTGCCGTTGGTCAGGCGACGGACAGAAACCAGGTCGGGGCGAACCGGAACCAGCGCCGAGAGGGCGGTTGATCCGCGGAGCTGCCGCGCATAGGCGTTGCCCCAAAGCTCGATCGAGGACGCCATGAAGTCCCAGAAGTCGACGGCGGTCTGGTCGAAATTCGGGCTGTCATGCAGCAGGCGATAAAGGGGATGGTCCCTGGCAACCTCGCGCGTGCCGTCCGCCAAGGTCCGGTAGACCATCAGCGGCAGCGACGAGATCGTGCCGGCCAGGAGATTGACACATCCCCAGACGGCGGAGAGGGCGAGCGCGTTGCTGCCGGTAACGGGCTCCCCGGCGTCGCCTATCTGGCCGGCCGGATACCACCCGTCCGGCTGCCTGACGCTGAGCGCCCGAACCACAACATCGGCCATCTTCCGAAGGAGTTTCAAGCCGCACCTGTCAGGGATTTGAAGTAATCATCCATGCCAGCGTCCTCGCCCTTGTCTCTGATGGCGATGCCGATCGCCATCGTGGTGCCGATGATGCCGTCCACCCGCTCGGTCGATTTGTTCTTTGCCGGTTTGATGTTGTCGGCCGCGTCCGTTTCGACGGCGACAACCTGCGCATGGCGGCGCAGCACCGGATGGCCGCCATGATGGAAGCCATTGCAGAGAACGAGGCGTTCCAGCTCCTTGGCCGGCGGCGACATCGAGGCAAAGCCTTGGCCGAACAGCACGACCGGCAGGCCTTCCTGTTGCAGCTTCACCGCTGTCTCGGTCGCATTCCAGCGGTCGATTGCCAGACCGCCTTGTCCGGCCTCTAGTTCGTGGTTGCCGACATGCGCGATCCGGAACTTCTCGGCATCGCGGTAAATCTGTTCTTGAATGAAGGCGTAATCGACAACGTTGCCTGGCGTCGCGATGATCGCGCCCTCGTTCACCCACTTCTCGTAGGGCAGCTTGTCGCGTTTGGCGTGCTCCTTGATCAGCGCGGCGGGCTTGAAGAACCGCGCCAGCAGCGCCGGCACTGGCAGGCCTTCCTGAAACGGGAACCACCAGATCAGCGCCGAGAGGTCGACAACCGACGAAAGGTCGAGGCCGCCGAAGCAACGCTTGTGCGCGAGCTTCGCCTCAAGGTCTTTCCACCCGACCGGGCCAGCGCAGTGATCCCAGCCGAACTTGTTCCCGTCATCGTCGACTGCGTCGATCGGCAGCCAGCGGACGGCCTGTTCCGTCCAGAGATTGAGATGATAGTTCTTGAAATGGTTTTCGAGCCGCGGCAACTGCCGGGCGCGGCGCGCATTGGTGCGCATGGTGTCAAGCTTCTTCGAGACGCCGAGATTCGGATTTGCCTTGTGCCAGGTCTCTTCCGACTGCCAATCGTCTTCCGGGTCGGCGGCGTAGACGATGACAAGCGTTTCGGGATCCTCGAAGGTGCCGTCGAGTATCTTCTGACACTCGTCCCACACTTCCTCGCCGTAGGTTCCTTTCTTACCGGCGGTCGAGATCAGGAATTCCAGTGGCTGGCGCCGGGCGTCTTCCGAATCGTGCACGAACTGGTAGAGGTCGCCCGACACCCATTCGTGGATTTCGTCGCCGATCAGGCCCGACGCCGAGAAACCATGCTTGCCCTCAGCCTTGCCCGAGAGCGGTTTGAAGCCGGCATTGAGCGCCGCGCAGTAGATCGACGATTTCAGGCAGACGAGATCGTTGCTGAGCGTTTCTGACTTGCCGGCCATCGTGGCGGCCTGGTTGAACACCAGGCGCGCCTGACCTTCATGCGAGGCGATCGAATAGACTTCGCCGCCGAGTTCGCCGTCGCCGAGCAGCACCAGCAGCGCGATGCCGGCGGCGAGTTCCGTCTTGCCGTTCTTGCGCGGCACCCAGACATAGACGCGGCGATATCGCCTTGTGCCGTCGTGGCGCTTCCAGCCGAAGACGGGCCGGACGATGTCGTTGGCCTGCCAGGGCTCCAGTTCGAACGGGCGGCCCGCCCATTCGCCCTTGGTGAAGCACAGATGCGTCGGGAAGAACGCGACCGCCTTGTCGGCCGCTACCTCGTCGAACCAGTATTCACCGACACACCAGGCTTGCCGATCCTTGCTCCACTTCGCATCGGCGCCGACGCCGAGCGGGCGCTTGCGCGGTCCGAGCCGGTGCGCTGCTCGACCTGCCTTGACCGGCATGGGCCTACTGCAGGAATCCTACCGCCGAACCCTTGGCGGCCGGCTTGGCCGGAGCCAGCGAAGTCTTGTCGGCCCCAGGCGCGGCCGGAGCCGAGCCCATGCCGGAGAACAGATCGCCGGTCGACCCCGCGGCGCGTGCTGCGAACAGGCGCTGACGCTCTGCAGGATTGAGGCCGAAGTTGGCTTCGGCCGTCACAAGCTGGCGCTCGAGGTGATAGCCGATAATGAACGACGGATCCGCGCGGCGGACCTTACCGCTGGCCGTCTCGATCTCGTAAATCTCGCCCATCTCGTCGAGGCGCTGCTGCATCTTCAGCCACCGGGCGAAGTTGCGGCAGTAGCGGCCGAAGGTCTCGGCGTCGATCGGGAACAGCAACTTCATGCCGATCACGCGCGGCGCCAGCCGGTTCCAGACGTCGAGGGCATCGCCCTTTAGCCAAGCCGGCGGCTCGACCGCGCCAGAGGTCGCGACGGTCTTCGCCTGCTCTTCGGCCGAAGGCTCGACGCCGATAGGACGGCGACCGGACTTCCCCTTCGCAAGCTTGACGCTGGCAGGTTCCGGCTTCGGTCCCCTGCGGCCCATGGTTCAGCTCCAACAAAAAAATAAATCCGAAAACCTGCGCGCAAAAAAACTTTGGGGAGGCGCCGGTCTAGCGGGCGGGGGCTCTGGACTTTCGACCCACCCCCCGGCCCCGTTCGGCGATCTGCTCGCGCTGGCGTTCGCCGTCGTGATAGGCCTTCGAGACCGTCCGGATGTTGTTCTCATCCCAGAACAGCGCTGGGTCGCCATCGGGTTCGACGATGTGGTCGGCGACCGGACTGTCGTCGGCCGGATACTTGCCCGAGCACAGCACGCCGGTCTCTTGGCATCGGAAGAGATCGCGAACGTGAACGCGTTGCTTCAGCTTCTGCCAACGCGCGGTCTTATACCAACCACGCTGCTCGCTCTGGTCGCGCCGGCTGTCATGCTGGCGCTGCTGTTCCTGCCGTGATGGCAGGTAGCTTGGCCGAAAGGTATTCGGCATCTCTGGCATTGTCTGGAATCTTTCCCATCGCGGCGAAGCTGGGTTGCTTCGCCTGGGTCCGCTCGGGGCTCGGCCTGTACGGCTGCCACACGGTCTTAGAAGCTTTCGCTTCAGGTCAACGGATCATCCTGGGCCGGATTCGCTAATCCCTTTTCGTGATTTGCGCAAGAGACAGCTCGACGGGAGTGAAGCGGCCGAATATCTCGACCAGCACTGTGGCGACACGCTCGTCGAGCACGCTCTCGATCGTGCCAGTGAACGAGGCGAACGGACCATCCTCGATCAGCACTTCTGCACCAATGGGGAACGCAGCTTCCACGACCTCCATGTCGGTCGACTTCTCGCCAAGCTTCTTCTTGAAGATCAACAGATTAGTCTCTGGAACGGGAACCGGACCGATGCGTCCGCCGAGCACAGAAATGACACCGTCGACCGACATAATTCCTGACCAGGTGGCGTCTTGATTAAGCACCTTGACGAACAGGTAACCGGGGAAGACGGGCGCCTTGTAGACGACTTGGCGCTTGGCATGTGGAGCACGTCGCGTCCGTTTTTCCATCGGACGCCAGCACTCGATGCCGACCGTGCCGAGCGATTCTTCCACAGCTTTCTCGCTGTTTGTGGCGACACGGATGACGAACCAACGCATTGCCGGACCCGATTCGCCAGCCGCTGCGAGCAGCGCCTGCGAACGCCTGGTCATTCCTCTCTGCCTGTCCGATTCGGCGTAGCAGCGGTCGAGATTGATCGAGTCCGCCTCATTCAGCCGCTTCACGTCCGCCCGCATCATGGTTCCCTCGCAATGTCTGTTCGAATGCTTCCAGCCCGTCCGGTCCGCCAACCGGGAAGTAGGCAACGCGGCCGGGATCCGGCAGCCATGGCCATCCGCGTTGCTGGAAGCAGGCCTTCCAGTCGATCCACTGTTGCGTGTCGACAGGCACGGCCATCATCTGGCCCTTGAGCGCGTGCCAACGCTCGCCGAAGCGGTAGCCCTTGCCGTGGCGCGCCATGTCGAAGAGCTTGAAGAGCTGCGGCCAGCGCTCGGCGAAGGCGCTGGCGTTCGGATTGGCCGGGCCGTCCAGCATGTGCCCAACGACCCACGCCATCCACACCGGCCCGAACGGCGCTGCATAGTCATCAGCCGCGGCAACAGGCACGGACTTCGCTGGCAGCTTTTCCCAGCGCTTCTCGTCGAGGTAGACCGCAAACGAGCAGATCGTCGTGCGCCCTGCCGCCTTGCCGCTGGCCTTTGCCGTCTCGACGTAATCGGCGAGCCGCCCGGCAGCGAGGTCGCGCTCGTCGTCGGTCAGCTTCATCGCCGCGACGAAGGCCTTCACGTCGCTGTCGTTGACATAGGTCGGCCAAGCCGGATGCGTCTTCTTCAGCCAGCGGCGAACCTTTTCCTCCTCTTCGCGCGCGCTCTCTCTCAGATTCGTTCTAAGAGGGTCGTTCTTAGGTGCCGGTCCAGAACCGGCAGGGGGTGCCGATATACCGGCAGGGGGTGCCGACTGGTCGGCAGGGTCCGCGCCGTCCAAATCGTCATCCGGCTCGGACCGCAGATCGCCGAGCGTCGGGTGCACGGGATCGAGGATGACGCGATAGATGTGCGGCGCGTCGCGCCCGTTCGACTGCTCGACGACATGGCGTTCGAGATAGCCGGCGGAAACAAGCCGCTCGATCGCCTCGAACACGGTCGAGCGCGCGCAGCCCATTTCGACCGACATCTTGACCTGGCTGCGCGTGCACCAGCCGAGTTCGTCGGTATGGCGCCCAAGCACGCAAAGCACCTGCAGGTCGCGCGGCTTCAGCGCCTTGTCCGTGGCAGCGCGCGCCGGGATGATTGAGAGACGCGGCCCGGTCATACGAACATCCCCACTTGCTCGTCATAGCGCTCGCGTGTCTTCGCCGAGCGGCGATAATCCTCGAACGGCGTCTTCCGCCAGATCATTGGCGAATTCGCCCAGCGCGCCACATCGCGCAGGAGCTGCTCATTCCAGTCGAAACGGGGATGCGGCCGTCGCTGCAACGAGTTGAGTTTCATGAATGGCTGGACGTGCGGTTCGCCGCCCCAAGCCATCACTTCGCGGATCCTCTCCATGCATGCCGCAACAGGTTCGTTTCCGATCAGGACATAGACGCGCTTCTGCCGTGGCGAGACGTCGGACAGCATGCGCATGACGCGCTCTACGAAAGGCCGCTCGGCCATGTCGTCATAGGCGAACCGCCACGGGCCACGATTGATCGCCTTCCAACGGGCGTAGACATCATCGTCAAAGGTGCGCGGCTCGAAACCGCTGTTTGCGTCGAGCAGCGGCACGCCGGCAGCGACATAGCGAGAAACGATGTGATCTTGGTATTCGGCCGGAAGAGCCGACAGATTGTTATCGCAGAGAACCGGCCGCACCGGGAAATCTGGCAACAGCGTGAACGCTTTGCCTTCCATCTTGGGAACGATGCAGAACCAGCAGCCGACCGGACAACCGCGACTGGCGATTGTCGCCATCGGATTGTGCCGCGAAACGGCGTCTTCGATCGAACCGCCGATCTCAGCCACATCCGCAAGAAAGTGCTTGCGGGTGAACACACCGGGGCCGCCGACACGCACTTTCAGACCGGCAGCCTTATGCCAGCAAGCGCGCTGATAGGCGTCGTTCAATCGCCACGTGAAGGCAACAGAGATGAAGGCTGTATCGCCCTCAACCCATTCCGCCAGACCGCCAGACCAGCGGCCAAGATCATAGCCGCTTTTCATCTTTGCGCCTTCAGCCATGCGGCGAAATCGGCGCGCAGTGCTTTCCACGCTTCGGCCGCCCTGCCATCGGTGTTGAGTTCGTTGCGCGACCGAACGCCGAGGATCGAGCGCACGCGCTGCGCCACGCGGTCATCGGTCAGCGGCCGTTCCAGCCCGTGCCGTTCTTCGAGGTAGACCTTGAAGCGCGCGTCCTGGCATTTCAGCGCGCACTCGGCCGCGAAGTTCTTGTGCGCGGCCGGCTCGCCCGCTGCCTGGTTGCCCTCGGCCGGCGAGCCCTTGAGCGTCCGGATGGTGCGGAACGAGACGTCGAGCAGACCGAGCAGGAAACTCACCATGTCGGGCGCCTCGGTAACGAATCTGATCTCTTCGGCCGTCGCGGCGGCATCGAAACGGGCGAGCACGAACAATTCGCCCATGGCCCCGCGCGTCTCGACCAGAGCGCCACGCTCGTCCTGCGCCCGCGTCCAGTCGCCAGGCTCGATCGAGGCAAGGCGCGCCCTGATCTGCCGCAACATGGCGGCATCGGGTGAAAGCGTTGGCGCGTTCATTCCGCCGCCTCACGATAGCGCGCCAGATGCCCGCAATTGGCCGACACGAGCGCATCCGCCACTGGCGGCGAGACGCTGTTGCCGCAACCCGATATCTGGTCGCTCTTCGGCAGCGGCTTGCCGTTGAATTCCAGGTCGATGATGTAATCGGGCGGAAAACCTTGCGCGCAGAACAGCTCGCGCGGCGTGAGCATGCGCATGCCGATATCGACGATGATGAAGGTCTCGCCTTCGATCTCGACCGTTACGAACTCACGATCGTCCCACAGCCCTTCAGAACGTAGAAGGGCCGCGACCTGCCGCGCCCTGTCGGCCATCTCTTCGGTGAAGGGCGGCGCGATGATCTCGCATTCGACGAAGCCGAACCGGTCTTTCGTCGTCACCGAGTGACAAGGATCGTCAACGCGCGCGCCATCGCCGGCCCCATAATATTTCTGCATGAAGGGGGCGACGACTGTCAGGCCGGCGCCGCCAGCCGTGACAGTGTGCGCCGGCTCGTCGGGCGACGAGAATGGCTTCTGCGCATTGCGCATCGTCATCAGGTGCGGCGCGATGACGGCAGTCGCGCCGCCCTTGCCACCGCCGGCGGTCACGGTCGGGTGAGGCTCATCGACAGCGCTGTCACGGCGAGCGCTACCCTTCATCGTCATCAGCGCAGCGGCAATGACGCCTTGCTGTGGATTGGCCGTGATGGTCGACACGGGCTCTTCGGCAGGTCGGCCGGGATTGACACCGCCAGCGCGCCGGCCGTCGTTGTTGTGCTGCGCGACAAAGGCGGCAGCGACGCAGACGTCGGCTTTCGAGGTGATGGTCGCCGTCGGCTCGTCGCCGCCACGCGGTCGGCTCTGGCCGGCGCGACCCCCACAGCCGATCAATGTCGGCACCGCGACCGCATGCTTCACGCCGCCGGCAACGACGGTGCCGAGCGGCGCGCCGATGTCGAGCGAGCGCGGCGCCTGCCCCTCGCGTTCGCCATAGCCCATCTGGATCAACGTCGGCGCAATGACCGCATTCTGGTCTTTCTTGCTGGCCGTGATGGTATGCGCGGGATCCTCTATGTTCCGATTGGCACCGCCCTGCTGGCCGTATGTGAGAACCGGCGCGATCACGCCAAGCGGCGCCGCTCCGCCCGGCCGCTTCTTGAAGCTGTTCGCGGTCACTGTCGCCAGGGGCTCGCGGGCGTCGTGCCCGGTCGCGCCCGTGTTGAAGCGGATGACGGAGGGAACGACGGCGGCGAATGAACCGGCCGTCATGATGGTGTTGACCGGCGACTCCACGTCGTGGACGCCATTACGGCTTGCGGCGCTGGCCATGTCGGTCCGCACAAGGAACGGCTTCTTCGCCTTCAGCACGTATCGGTCGACGCCGCGCGCGACACGGCTCATGGTCGCGCTGGCCAATGGCCGCACGGCGCGCAAGCCGTATTTGTCGAACACCTCTTCCGTGGTGTCGAAGATCGAGGGACAGGGCAGCGACCAATCGATGATTTCCGCCGCCGTGCGCCAGGGCTTCTTGCGGCCGGCGATCACCTCGGGATCGTCCGGCTTGCCATGGGTCGGCTTCGGCCAGACGATCTTTTGCCCGTCGAAACGGATGATGATGAACAGCCGCTTGCGGATCGTCGGCGCGCCGTAGTCGCAGGCGCGCAACTCGCGCCATTCCAGCTTGCCGCCGAGACGGCGCAGCGCCTTGCACCATTTCTTGAACGTCTCGCCCTTGCGCTCTGGATCCGGCATGAGGCCGCGCTCGGTCTCGATCAGCGGGCCGTAGTCCCGAAACTCCTCGACGTTTTCGAGGATGACCACGTCGACGCAGCCGCCGCTCTTTTGGATGCGCTCGATCCAGCCGGGGATGATCCAGGCGAGGTCTCGGATGTTTCGCTCGACCGGCTTGCCGCCCTTCGCCTTGGAGAAGTGCTTGCAGTCGGGCGAGAACCAGGCGAGGCCGACATGCTTTCCGGCGAGGTGGTCGAGCGGGTCGACCTTGTAGACGTTTTCCGACAGGTGCAGCGTGTCGGGATGGTTGGCGGCATGCAGCGCCAGCGCGACCGGATTGTGGTTGATGGCGATGTCCGGCGAGCGCCCGAGCGCCATTTCGATGCCGGTCGAGGCACCGCCCGCTCCGGCAAAGCTGTCCATGATCAGCGGCGGATAGTCGGCCTGCGCGCGGCGCGCTTCGAAGTCGAGCAGCATCATTCCCCCTCGCCATAGACGGCCTTGCGGCCGAGATAGACCCCGGTCTTTTTCAGCGCGTGCAGGATGGTTGTGTGGTCGCGGTCGCCGAAGGCGCGGGCGAGCTGCGGCAGCGACATGTCGGGACGGCGCAGATGCGCCAGCGATATCGCCTCGTAGCGGATGGCGACGATGCGGGCGTTGTGCGAGCGTCCTGTGATCAGCTCCGGATCGACATCGTGGCGCCTGGCGACTTCAAGGATGATCTCGCGCACCGGCACGCCACCGCGTTTCAGGATTTCGGCGGCCTCGGCCTCGGCGGCGGCGATGATTTCGGCAGCGCGCCGTTCCGCGTCGTCGATGATGGCGGCAGCGCGCGCGACATTCGCCTCGGCCAGTTCCTTGGCCCGTTCGACGGCGAGAAGCGCGGCGCGCATGGCGGCGTCCGCTTTCTGCCTTTCGCGACCGTTCATGCGCGAACGGGGCTTCGGCTTGGCGGCGACGAGCCGCTTTGCCTGCTTGTCGCGCAGGCGCGGCGACCGCATGTCGATGCGTGGCAGGTCCCGGTCGAGTTTGCGCAGCGCCGGCTCAGCCATTGTCGCCGCTCCGCTCGATCACGCCCAGCAGGGTCGCCGTCGCGCCCGACATCGGCATGGTGCCGGCGAGATTGCCCCGATGCCGGGGTTTCGAAAGCGTCTCGGCCAGGACATCGAGATACACCTCGCCCTCGCGAAAGGCGGCGCGCCGGCAATAGGTGGCGAACGTCGTGCGCCAGCGCATCAGCGTGAACACGGGCGCGGTGAGCAGCACATTGGCGCGCGCGGAATCGTCCTCGGCGTCGCGCATCGCCTTGACATGCGGGTCGAGGCTTTCGGTGGAATGTGTCATCTGGAATTGACCCTCATGCGCGCGATCTGATCACGCGTTTCACGTTTGTCAGTTGGTGTAACCATATGATCTAGAATGCTTTTTACCGTCGTGCGGCGGCGCGGGTTGCGCCCGAGATAGAGGTACGGGTCGAGCCCGGCATATTCGCAGAGCAAGAGGTAATTGCCGGCCGACAGCGTCTTGCCGTTGATGGCGCGCGACAGCATCGCCCGGTCCGTTTCCGGCCAGATTTCCTCCGCCTTGCGCAGCGAGTAGCCGAGTTGGTCGAAGCGCTGCGCAAGGGCATAGGCGAAGCGGTCGAAGGCTATTTCAGCCATGCTCTTGCCCTCCATGAGTGAGCACCACGCCGAAGTCGGACGGGAAGTGACCGAGCACTGCCCAAAGCCGCGCGCGCGGTTCCGGCGTCGGCAGCCCGCCCATCCAGGCCGAATGCATCTGGTTGACGGTGATCCGCGCCAGCTTGCGCAGCCGGGCCTTTTCGCGCTCGGCGGCAGTCTGGAATTTCAGGCGCGGCGCCCGTGCATGCGCGGCCACGCAATGGGCGTAGAGGAAGAGCTGCAGCATCGCGGGCGAGAAGGACGGAGTCACAGCAGCGCCTCTTGTGTCGGCTCCGGCGGACGCTCGCTGGTGACGAAAATGTCAGGCTGCGCGTAGGCCTTGCGAATGCGCTCGCAGGCGATGTCGAAATATGTTTCGTCGATCTCGATGCCGATGAATTTTCGGCCCAGCTTTACGCAGGCGACACCTGTTGTGCCGGATCCCATGAAGGGATCGAGGATGGTGCGAGCGTCGGGCAGAAAGCCCAGACACCAGCAGATAAGGTCAACCGGCTTCTGCGTGGGGTGGACGCGCTCGCCGTCCCGATTTGATGCAGGACCATTGTTGCAGCGCTCGAATTTCTTGACGCTGCTGCCCTTCAACGATGTCCAAGCCATCTCGCCGTCCGAGTATGACGGCATTGCATTCAGTTTGTCCCAGAACAGCCAGCGCCCGGATTGCGGCAGCATGTCAGCGAAATAATTTCCGCCCCAAATGATCGCCTGGTCCGCTGCACGGACAATTGCGTCGAAGGCCTGCTTCGACGGGCGGGCGGAATCCCAATTGCCGGCATAGATGCGAGGCTTCCGTTTCCAGCGCCCCGTCGCATCAGTGCCGCCGCCACCCATGCCGGCGGCTTGACCGATTCCGTAGGGAGGATCAGTAACCACGGCGTCGATGCCCCCCCCCAGCAGCGGAAGCACCTCGAGGCAGTCGCCAAGGATGAGCCGGCAATCCCCGATGATCTCTTCGCGGCGGATGGCACTCATGCCGGCACCGCCTTGCTCTTGCGGCGCTTCGGCGAGGCAGAGGCCTTTTCCGATGCCTTACGCCCGATCTCGATTAGGCGAGGATCGCTGCTCCAATCCGATGAAGAGGATGACGCCGTTGCCAGGGACCCTGATTGCTCCGCAATCTCCCCGGCCTTCTCAGCCGATGAAAGGTCCACTGGACCTTTCGGAGGATCGGCCTCGAACCCCCAACAGTCCCAGCCGGGCCGCGCCTGGCGGGCGTTGAGCTCGATCTTGGGCGTGTTCGGCCAGTGCTTCTCGATCCACGCTGCGAACACGTCGGGCTTGGCGGAATGCCGGCCGACATCGGCTTCGATCGCCATGTCGTCGCACCAGCTTTCGAGCTGCTCGCCCATGGCGGGCGCCACCGGCTTGCCGCGCGTGGCGATGATGAGGATTTCGTGCTTGCCGCGCGTCCAATAGCCGGTGCCGACGCGGTTCTTCAGCCACGCCCAATGCGAGACGTAGCGGGCATGCGCCTTGTTCGGCGCGAGATAGCCGGTGTTCGGGTCGCGCTCGATCCAGCAGAAGCCCCAGGCGTCGAGCACGCAGATCGCCTCGATCAGCATGGGCACCGTCGCCCACAGGAACAGCACGCAATCCTTGGCGGCCAGCGCGCCGACATCGCGCTTCATCAGCGTCAAAAGATCGCTGGTCGGGTAATGATTGTCGGCGGCGCGATCCATGCCGGTTTCGGTCGAATAGGGATCGAACTGCCATTCCGGGTCGGCATAGATCACGCCGTATTTCTTCGCCGGAAGCGCCGTCTGTTTGGCGGCAAGCTCGACCTCGCGCACGGCGCGGCGCTCTTTCTTCGCGGTCTGCTCTTCGGTGCGCAGCGTCTTGACCGCCGGCGCGATGGCGCGCTTCAGCGCTGCCCGCGTCGGCTCATCGCCGCTCTCAAGAATATCGTCCAGCGCCTCGCGCACGATCGCCGGATTGCGGGCAATCGCGCTGCGCATCTGGCGCGCGTCGTGAATCTCTTTGCGGGTGAGCCCCGCCTGCTTTGCCGTGAAACCGTTCCCGTCCGGAACGGTTTTCGGGCGTCCGCCCTTGGCGGCGCCGGCCGGCTGCGCGGCATCATATTCGTCGGCGAGCCGGCGCTTGGCCTGGCTCTCGATTTCCAGCGCGTCGGCCTGCACGCGATAAGTGGCGGCGATCAGCTCGTCATGCGCTTTCTTCGCCTTGCCGAGCCGGGCCGCGCGCTTGGCGGCGTCATAGACTTCCGCCGCCTTGTCGCGCGCGTCGAGCACTTCCGCGGCGGTCGTGGCGCGCGAAAGCGCCGCCGCCGCCTCTTTCACAAGAGACGGCAGCGGCTTGGCTGCGATGGCGACAGCCTTCGGCATCAGGCCGGCGAGCCCGCTTCAGGCGCGCCCTCGAAGGCAGGCAGGCCGGTTTCGGCCGAGGCCTGCTTTAGGTCGTAGCCGACCTGCTCGCGCAGGAAGAACTCCCAGCGATAAAGCTGGTAGAACCATTTCACGTCGCCGGACACGATGCGGTAGCGCAGCCGCACGGGGATGCGCACGGCATCGCCATCGACGAAGGCCGGCAGCGACACCATGAAGATGCCGGGAATGGTCACGACCTCGCCCTTGGAGTCCTTGTGCTCTTCCGAGAACTCGATCGTGCGCTCGCCCGTCTGCAGGCGGATGCCCTGCTTGACGCGCGCCGACACGAACACTTCGAGGTGCCGCGACAAGGCGATCAGCTCGGACGGCGTCGCGAACTTTTCCTTGAACAGCGGCTCATAGGTCGAGCGCTCGCCGTCGGACGGCGCGGCGAGTTCCGCCGCATGCTCTTCGAGGAACGCGGCAAAGACATCCTGTTCCATCGGCTTGCCGTTGCCGTTCACCCACGAATTGAACTCTTCGGTGAGCGGGAAGGCATAGACGATGCGATGCGAGCGGTTGCGCGCCGGAACGCCCTCGCGGTCATAGTCGAGCACGGCGGTGAGCTTCGGATCCGGCCAGACGGTCTTGCCGAACAGCACCGAGTTTTCATCCTTGTGCCGGTCGACGAGCGCGATGAAGCTGGCCAGCGTCTCCACCGTGGCGGTGCCCTTGCGCCGGTCCGGCGCCTGGCGAAATTGCTCGATCAGCGATTTGACTGAATTGAACGTCTGCGACTTGCGGTCGAAGGCCACCGGCACGCTTGCCGGGAGGCCGGTAAAGTCTCTGGTGTCGACAAGCAGGATGGTCGGGACTGCCGCTTCGGTGGCTAAAGTCTTGACCAGGTCAATGCCATGGGCATCGAGCGCTGAATCTTCAGTCTTGGACATGCGATGTTCCTTTCAGGGTTGCAGGCTTGGGAAGGTTCAGGCGGTTTCCCGCTCTTCGTCCTCGTCGTCGGCGTCGTGGACTTTGCGGGCGGGGAACATGTCGATCTGGTTCGGGTGCTCGACCGACAGCGCGCCGTCGATCGACCAGAACGGTGTCTTCATGAACTTGACGGTGTCGGGCAGTTTCGACTTGGCGTCGGCCTTCACGTCGATGCGGCCAAGCTCGTAATCGAGCGTGATCGTCACGGTGATCTTGGCCTGGCACTTGTCGGCCGGCGAGGCTTCAAGCGCCTCGACCGCTTCGCCGAGAAGCTTGTCGCAATGGCGCGAGAAATCGCCCCGCGAAAGCAGGCCGATCATCTGCCGGAATGAACGAAGGACACTCATGGTTTTCCTCTCCGAGGGTTAGGGGTTACGAAGCCTTGCCGATCTCGCGCTCGACCCGGCGGGCGATGCGCTCAAGCTCGTCGATCCGTTCGGACAGCCGCCGCGCTTCTTCGAGCTGCGCGGTGGCCGAGCGGCAAAGGTTCTTCATGTCGGCGATGACGGGCGCCGCCTTGGCGAGGAACTCGTCGAACTCGGCGTTCGAGCCTTCCGGCCCGAACAGCTCCTCGCGCACCTGCGCCACCCAGGCGCGCGGCACCCCGAGGTCGCGGGCTACAGCGGCATCGGTCCACGGCGCGGCGTAGCCGGTCTTATCGTCGAGGTAGAGTTCGTCGACCTTGGCAAAGATGATGCGGCGGTCCTCGCGCGACATCTCGCGCGGCGCTTCCGGCTTGGCTTCCATGGGGACAACCTTGAGGACTGGTTTGGAGAGACGTGTCGTGCAGTCCGGGCAGCGATCGGCGGTGGCGCGCGCGCCGACCGTCCAGCCATGCGCCCGGAAATATTGTTCGGCGGCTTCCGGCGGCTTGCGCGTGGCGCCGGTCTGCTTGAAATGCGCCACGACCCCGCACTTGCACTCGATCACCGACGTGGCGACGGTGCGGTCGCCATGCTGGATCCGGCCGGAAGGGAAGTGGCGCGAGGACATCAATCGACCCTCGCCATGCTGTCGGTCGGCTGGCCGCCGCCGGCGATGTGGGCGTCATAGATGGCGCGGCGCGCTTCGGCCGTCAGCGGCTCTCCGCTGTCCATGTCGACGAAGTAGCCTGCCTCTTCTTCAGCAAGCAGCATGTCGTATGTCGGCGCACAGCATTTGCCGAGCGTTCCGGAAACATCGGGATAGGTCGGCGCGCCGTGGGCTATCGGCTTGCCGCAAGCGAGGCAGGCGGTGCGATCATGCATCACTCGCCTCCCACGACCTTCAGCCCGCCGGCGGCCTTCGCGCCGGCAAGCACCTTGCGGTATTCGGCGATGGCGTTGTTCACCTTGGCGAGCGAGCGGTCGATCTGGGCGCTTTCGGCCGGCGTCAACTGGCCGTCGGCGAAGGCGAGCGCGCCCTCGCTCATCAGCTCGCCCATGCGCACGACGGCTTCCGCATGCGCCGCCATGACCGAGCCATTCGCGGCCACCGCCTCGACGTCGGCGAAGCGCCGGCCACGCGCCGAGCAGATCGCTTCGCTCATGTCGAAGCGGCCCGTCTCTTCCTCGAGCGCGAACACCGCGTCGAGCGGCATCAGCTCCGGCGCGTCCGCATTGGCCCAGCGGCCAACCTGCGACTTGCTGTAGGAACAGACATCGGCCGCCCGCTCGATGCCGCCGGCAGCGGCGATCAGGTCGCGCTGCTTGGCCTTGAGCAGGAAGTGGCGGGCATTCGCGTTCGGTACCATTGTGGCCTCCTCGTCAGGCGCAAAAGGTTTCCCGCGCCGGGAAATCCCGGCGTCGTTTCCCGTGGCGGGAAAGGGTTTCTGGAGTCAGTGTGCGGGCGTCAGCTCACAGGAGGCCCGCAACAGGATGTGCTCATGGTCCGCCGCTCCGGAATCGGTTGGCCGCCCTGCGGGCGTAGCCCGGCAGGTCGGCGATATCTCCAATGTCGTCAGCGCCGCGCGTCAGCAGCGCGGAAATCCCGATCGCGTCAGCGGCGGCGGCGACAAGCTCGGCCAGGATGTCGCTTGTCGAGCGGCCCTCATGGGCGGCGATCAGCGACAGGATGAAGCGCGAGGCTTCGGAAAGGGCGACCGCGCCGGCCGAGGGGGTGGCGTCAGCCGGCGCGGTCTTCACCTGGAGCGGGGCAGCGCCACAGGGTTCGGTGAAAGGAACCGCCGAGGCGCGAACGCTCGCCCCGGCGGCCGCGCGGTCAGGCTCTTGGAAAGCCGGCGCGGGAAATTCGTAATCGGCGGTGCCGACCTCACGCGGCACGAGCCGCCCGTTGAAGCTGGCGGGAGCGAGCAAGCTCATGCGGCCTCCGACAGCGGCCTGAAAACCTGCTGCGGCCATTCCAGATCGGCCGGCCAGTTCACTGAGAACCAAAGCATTGCCTTCTCATAAGTCCCGGTCGTCACATCGGCTTTGCCATCGGCGATGGCATCGAGCGTCGCGCCTCGGTTGAGCACAATGGTCGAAACACGAGATCGGCTGAGCGTTGCCGCTTCAGCATAAAGGTCACTTACCAAAAGGAGCTGCTGCTTGAGATTCATGGATGCAGAAAATGCGGAAAGATTTCCACTTAGTCAACCGAAAACTTTCCGCGTTCCGTTTTTCAGCGTTGCGGAATATATTCCGCGAATGAGTTCCGATGATTTCAAACTGCGGTTACGCAAGCTGATGGCCGATAAAGGCTGGTCGGCAAACAGAACCTCCCTTGAGGCGGGGCTGTCGCGCGATGCGGTCAGAAAGCTGCTGGCTGCAGATGACCAATTGCCTCATCCACGAACCTCAGCCGCGCTGGCCAAAGCGCTGGATGTAAGCGAGGAATGGCTCATGAAGGGCGGCGGCGAACCCAGGCACGCCGATACGGAGACTTACGTTCCGCCATCGCTGGAGAGCGGCAGATCAAAACCACGCTATGCTGAAATCCTAGGAACCGCTGCCGGATCGCATGATGTGGGCTCCTTTCAGATACAAAGCAGCACCAATGAACAGGTCGTAATCCCAGAGGGGATTGCCCACTTCAAGAATGTGTACGCGTTGTATGTGGTTGGCGATTCGATGTTCCCAGAGCACAAGCCAGGTGAGATTCGTTTCGTGCTTCCGGACATGCCGGCGCGCTTAGGCGATAGCGTCGTTGTCGAGTTCATGCGTGATCCGCAAGGCGAGCCTGAAGCCATGATCGGTCATCTTCTCCGCAGAGGCGGCCAAACGATCGTACTCGGAAAAATCAACCCTGAGAACGAGGTCGAGATTGACGCTAAGACGTTGATTCGCCTGCATCGCATCGCAACTTACGATGACCTGTTGATGCTGAAGTTTCTATAGAAGCGGAAAGATTTCCGCTTTTCCGATTGACGTAGAAAACTTTCCGCATTAATTCTGCATCCACTCGCATCCCGCGAGCGGAGACAGACCAATGCTTACCTACGCCCTTCACGAAACCATGCCGAAGCCGCCGAAGTCGGCGCTCCGGAAAAAGACGCTTGTCGAGAGCATGGCCGACAAGATGCTCGAGATGGGCATGAACGGCATCGCCGTGACGGCCGACAGCCTGGCCGAGCATTCTAGCTTCACCCGTGCCGAGATCGCCAAGCACGGCCTGGACGCGGCCGACATGGCGAAGGTTCGCGCCATCCGCCGCGTGGCCTGACCGCCATGATGACGAGCCCCGACGATATCCGCACGATCCTTCAGTCCGGCGATCGTGCGGTTGCAGATGCCCCGGCAAAGGGATCGCCGGACTATTACCCCCATCGCGCCGGCGTTCTGATCGCGCATCTCGATTTCGTCTTTGAAGACATCCAGGCCGCGATCATCGCGCTTGAGCGCAGCCGCTCCCCTGAAGGGCGTTCTGCTTTGGCGCGCCTCCAGATCCGCGCAAGCGTGATCGGCCCGATTGTTGCGGAGCACCGCGCCGAGCGCGCGGCCCTTCTTGCCAGACTGGAGAAGCGGCAATGACCGTTATCCAGCACCGGAGCACCGCCGAAAAGCTGATCGCCGAAGCGGCGAAGTCGCCCGAGCACGAGGCGTGGATTTCGCGCCAGCTCATGGCGCAGCGCCGCCCGTCCGAGATCCTGGCAGACCTTCAGCGCGCCACCGATCCCGCCAAGCTCGTCGCCGCCATCGGCGGCGACGGCCCGGCAGGCCTCATCACGGCCTGCCTCATCGCCTTCGCCACGCCCTTCCTCGCGCTCGGCTGGTTACTGCCATGAAGCGGGACTTCTTCAATCCGGAAACCCATTTCGACGCGCCGCCGCCAGCACCGTTGCGGCACGTCGATCTGCCCGCCGGCTGCAGCTTCGCGCCGGCGGACGAGCGCATCGTCATTCGCTGCAGCAACTTCCCGGAATGCATGTGCGGCGAGGATTGCATCGACCGTCCGGCGGAATCGCCGACCGCGCGCCGCATCCTGATCGGCCTGATGATCGCCACCGCCGCCCTCGGCGTTGGCTTGCTTTATGTGGGGCTGCGCTGATGACCAGCTTCCGCATCCACTTCGCCGACGGCAAGCGTCTCGTCGTCGACGCCGAGACGCCGAAGGAGGCCGCCACCAGGGCGGCCAAGGCCGGCCACACCGCCAAAGTCACCAAGATCAAGCGCGCAAAGGATGTTGCCCATGGCTGACACGCTAGAACAGATGAAGGCGGCTTCGATCCGCCGCGCCATCGGCCCGACAATCCTGCTCGGCTCCGGCACCTATTTCGATTTCGAGGCGCCGGAGCTGTCGGCGCTGACGATCGAAGACGTGGCGTATGGCCTCGCCTTTGAGGGCCGTTTCTCCGGACAGTGCTACAGCCGCCTCCTTGAGCGGCGCGCGTTCTACTCCGTGGCAGAACATTGTGTCCGCATGAGCGCAGCCGTTCCGCCGGAGCACGCCTATGACGCCCTGATGCACGAACTCGGCGAGGCGACCTGCGGCGACATGAACGGGCCGCTGAAATCCCTTTGCCCCGACTTCAAGGCCATCGAAAAGCGGTGCGAGGCCGCCGGGTTCTCCCGCTTCGCCGTACCGATGCGCGACCGTGATCTGATCAAGCTCGCCGACCTGCGCATGCTAGTCACCGAACGCCGCGACCTTCTGCGCTGGAACGGCGAGCCGTGGGCCGCGCGCCACCTGGTCGCCGAGCCATTTCGAAATCGTACCGTGGGCGCCGGAAGCTGCCGCCTTCGCGTTTCTCGACCGCTTCGACGAGCTTGCACCCGCGAGCGTGAAGGAGGCGGCCTATGGCTGATCGCGTCACCATAACCGAAGCGCTTCAAGAAGCGCTCGGCCTTGCGAAACTCGCCGCGAGGTTGACCGGTTGCCGCAGGGACGATGACTACGTGGCCGGCGTGCGCGCCAAGATCGAGGCAGCCATCTCCTTCGGCATCGCCCGACCGCTGGACGAGTATCATGAGGATTATGGCTTCGTGACGTGGTGGACATGGCGAGACGGTGCATGGCTCGGCGAGCCATCCTATATCGGCTCGCCGAACTGTTCAGACTGGCCCGGTTACCCTACGCATTGGACGCCACATCCGGAATTTCCGGAGGCGCCGCAATGAGTGTCTACGTCGACAACATGCGCGCGCCCTTCGGCAAGAAGGTCATGTGCCACATGTGGGCCGACACGCGCGCCGAGCTGTTCGCCATGGCCGACCGCATCGGCGTCCAGCGCAAATGGTTCCAGCGCCCGGCCGGCACCGGCCTGCCGGGCATGGATGCCTCCTGGGAGCATTTCGACATCGCGCAGTCCAAGCGCGCGCTGGCCGTCGCCGCCGGCGCGATCGAGACGGACAAGTATGGCCCGGTCGAGTTCGAGGCCCGCCGCAAGGGCGACGAGGAGAAGCTGAAGCAGATCGCCGAGCTGCGCGCCAAGGGCTTCGGCGACGCGTCTAAGCCCGCCGACCCGAGACAGAGGACACTGCTTTGATTCCGCGCCTCGCCCTCTCCGTCCGCCAGCCTTGGGCCTATGCAATCGTCATGGGCTGGAAGCCCGTCGAAAACCGCAGTTGGCGCGCGCCCAATCCAGCACTGAAATTCCGGGGCGAGTTCGCCGTGCATGCCGCCCAAGGCATGACGCGCGCCGAGTACGAAGACGCGGCGCATCTCTTTCGCTCACTCGGCCATGACTGCCCGGCGCCGGCCGATCTCCCCCGCGGCGGCATCGTCGGCGCGGCAACCGTTGTCGACATCGTCAAGGAGCACGACAGCCCGTGGTTCTTCGGACCGCGCGCCCTGGTGCTCGCCGACGAGCGCGCCGTCGACTTCGTTCCGTCATCCGGCGCGCTCGGCTTTTTCGAGTGGAAGCCGATGGATGCTGCCGACCTGCCCAAGCCGGCGCGCTGGATGCTGCCGCCAGAAACGCCGGCGCCGATCGCGCAGGGATCGCTGCTATGACCAGCCTCATTCTCGAAAACGGCAAGACACCCGAGGAGTGGGTGAAAATCTTCAAAGCGGAGCGCGGCGTGCATCTGTCGGCCAGGACGATCCGGGCTGACGCCCGCCGGCTCGGGGCTTGCCGGATGCTCGGCAAAGTGATGATGCTCTTGCCGGAAGATATCGATCGCCTGTTTCAGGAGCCGAAGACTTGCCCCTCGAACTCTACGAACGCGACGGATGGTGGTGGTTCAAAGGCCGAATCGACCGCATACCGGGCGGCAAATACTACCGACAAAGCTCTGGCGTACCTGTCACAGCGCCAGAAAGGGACGCCCAAGCGGCAGTCGCGGCCTTCGAACTCAAGGAGATCAAACGTGATCTCGTTGGAGACGAAAGGGCGCTGACCTTCGCCGACGCGGTGCTGCTTTATCCCGCGAACCCGATGGAAGCCGGAGACCTCGCCAAGATCCTGCCGCACCTCGAGGACCGCGCCTGCGCCTCGATCATGCCGCAGGAGGTGCGCAACCTCGGGACTCTGCTCTACCCGATGGGCTCGACCGACACCTGGCAGCGCCACGTCGTCACGCCAGTGCGCGCGGTCATCAACAACGCGCACGATCTCGGCAAATGCCCGCCGATCCGGATCAAGGCTTATCCGAAGGCCGAGCGGCTGAAACAGGACCGCGCCCGCGGCAAGAAGAGCCGCGTCGAGAAGACGCCGGGCTCATGGGAATGGCTGCTCGCCTTCCGCACCAAGGCGAACCGCTACCAAGCCGCCATGGCGCATTTCATGTTCGTGACCGGCGCCCGCATCGGCCAGGCGGTCGCGCTCAAGCCGGCCGACCTCGACCTGCAGAACGCCCGCGTGTGGATGCCCGAGGCCAAGGGCATGGAGGCGCAATGGGTCGATATCCCGATGGACCTGGTCGTCGAGCTGGCGAACCTGCCGCCGCGCCGCCCGCGAAAAGGCCCGCACGGCAAGACGCGTGTGAAAGAAGCCCGCGTGTTCGGCTACGCCAACAAGGACGGCGTCTACAAGGCATGGAAGACGGCATGCAAGAATGCCGGCATCAGCGAGATCATGCCCCACGCTGCCGGGCGCCACGGCTTCGGAACGGAAATGCTGGTGAGGCAGAAGCTGGACCCTCGCACGGTCGCCAACGCCGGCCGCTGGGCCGACCTCGCGTTGATGCAAAGAACCTACACCCACGCCGAGGACACGAAGGACAAGGTACAAGCCGCCCTTCGTACAGGACGCGTACAAGCCACCAAGGCAACAGCAGCTAAAGCACGGGGATCAAAGCGGAAATCGGCAAGCGGCTGA